TAACTGTGTGGGCATCGCTCAGCGCGCTTGTTCAGCAGGTGACTCTGTTGAGGTCAAGGTTCTCGGCAAGTCACGAGCTATCGCAGGTGGCACCATCGCGCCAGCCACAATGAATCTGCTCATGGCTACCACTGACGGGAAGCTCGTTGCCTTTGATGAGGGCGCTGGTAACTACGCTGTGGCGCGTATGCTTCCGAACATAAACCAAGTCTCAGCAGCAAGTGGTGATCAAATCAATGTGATCTTCACTGGCCCTGTGGCTCTCACTGCATCTTAAGGAGTAGTTAAACATGGCTAGTTCATATAGTAATCTTCATCCAGTAGACCAGATCTTAACCAACCTCGTCGTTGAGGCGGTTCCATCTGACAGTCAACTCATCGCAGATCAGATCTTTGAGACCGTCAAAGTCCCTGAGCGCTCAGGAACCATTCTCCTCGAGGAGACACGTAACTTTATGGGCGCTGGCGCTGGCCTCGACCTCGAGCGCGCTCCTGGAGCTTCACGCGCTACTATTGGTGGGTTTGATCGATCAAGCACCACCTTCAAGGCGAAGATCTACGCAGCTTCTGACAGTATCGCCATGGAGGATATCTTTGACTCTCAATATCCAGGGAGCGAAGAAGCTCGCATCGCAAAGAAGGTAGCGCGCGTCATGAAGCTCGCAAAAGAGAAGCGCGCCGCTGATCTCCTCTTCGGTACATCTAACTTCAACAACGACACAGCGGCCAACGAGTTTGGCGGTGAGTTTGATGATGTTGGCTCTACTCCTCTCAGCGATCTCTATGACCTGCGCAACACAGTATTTGAGGCGGCTCATGGAATTGCTCCAGATACTCTCGTGCTCGGCCATAAGGTCTTCCGCACTCTTGCCAAGAATCCTGAGGTTCGCGGATACCTTGAGGTAGGCGGAGCTAGCACTGTTGGAGTAGCTGCAGGGTCACGCATCCTCAACAACCAATCAGTGATTCAGATCCTTCGTGATGTGCTTGGCATCCCCAACATTTACGTTGGCGCGGCTCGTCGTGACACTGCGGTCCCTGGTGCTACTTCTTCAGAGTCTTATATCTGGACTGAAGACGCACTCTTTATGGGTATCCTCAGAGGCTCTGATGCAATCGTTCAAAAATCCGGTAATGTCAAGGGTATGCCTACAGCGGCGATCAACCTAGAGTTTGGTGGCATGATCGCTGGTCAGTATGACTCATTAGACCGTACTCGCCGTTATGTTTATGCTGAAGAGGTCCACGAGTTTAAGAGCCTCGACGGTACTCTTGGGCGCATCATCACGAGCGTTGTGAACTGAGTTTGAGTAGATGCTTGAGACTAGCCATATACATCTTTCAGAAGATGCGGATAAGCTCGCCATTGATGACCTGACACGACAAGTTAAAGGCGAGCGTGGTCCGGTGGCTAGTCTCATCAGAGCTAGACGCGATCAGCTCAGAACAGAGGTTGAGGCCGAGCGTGGCTTTATCCTCGCACTGAAGAGGACGCGCAAAAGTCTAGTCGACCTCATGACCATGGTGGCCACTAGCAATGACCCTGCCCTTATGATGAGCTTCACTGATGAGCAAATCATGGATCTCATCTTGAGGGGTGGTCTTGGCCTTGCGGTCGATGACTTTATTGAGTCAACTGATAAAATCAGAGCAAGCGTTGAGAGATCGCTTGAGGTGATTGGCACTGACCTATCTCCTCAGGCTATGCCTCAACTTGACCTGATCCAAGCACAAGCTTCATCAGCCGTGTTTGAAGATGTGCTGATGCCTGACATGACCAGAGCAGTTAAGGGCGCTCTCAGGTCTATGACGTTAGCCATACCTGTTGAGATCATTAAGAGTGACTTAGAGACTCAACTAGAGAGAGCAGAGGGCCGACAGCTAACAGAGATCAAGACGCAGATCTCAGAGTATGGGCGATCAGTCACAGCGGTAGCAGCTGCTGACGCTGGCCTTGATCATTATCTTTATACAGGGCCAAGAGATGGAATCACTCGGCCCTTCTGCAAAGCATTGATCAACCTAGTGGTCGATGAGAAGCAGATGAGTCAACTAAATAACAATCAAGGCAAGCCGGTCAAGATCGCCTGCGGTGGGTACAACTGTCGGCACTCTTGGAGCCCTGTGACTGAGGGTTTCATCGAGGCGGCTGACCTGAAGCGCGCCACGGCGAGCGATATCAACGACGCGAACACAGGAGCCAGGAAGCGATGAGAAAAGCAGTCAAAGATCAGGTCTATCACTTCGTGTGGCAACCTCCACAACCTTACAGCGGATTCCCAACTCTCACCGTTGGTTTCAGCGCTCCACTAACTGATGAGCTATTCACCCAATCAAGGACTGATGCGACCGTTACGAGTGTGGCCAATGATCGGCGCACTCTCACTCTAAGCTCTGCGGTGAGTGTTGCTCTTGAGCGTGATGAGGTCAGAGCTTTTCTTAAGACCACTCGCGACACTTACTACGCCGTTAAGGTGACTCGTCTAGGTGGTACGACTGCGGTCTTGGCCGAGCCATTACCACGAGAGCTCGACTTGACCACAGCGGCCACTCTTAACTTTGCAATGAGTTATGTGGATATACTAGCGTCTAAGCTAGACACTAGTGGTGTTTATCCATACACCATCAAATACGCTGATCTTGTTGGCGGAAATCATGTAGAGACTGGTCTACTAAAGGTCACCCCTCGACCGTTTGACACTGGCCTAGATCATGATGAGTTGGTAGCTCAGTTCGCAAACCTCGCTGATATGGTTCCACGTCGACAGAGTGACTTTGCACCTCAGATTGAAGCGGCGCTAGATGAGATTATCTTAGTCATCAGAGATCATGTGATAGCTGATGGTGTGACTGAGGATGAGGTATTCAATCAGCAGAGCTTCAAGCGCGCTCATGCATACTGCGCCGCCGCTAGCGTCTATGAGATGAATATGCAGTTCGACGCCGCTGACCAGATGCGAGCTAGATGCAAGGAGCTCCTCGATATAGCGTTGAGGTCGATCACCCTAGACTTAGATGGTGATGGTGTAGTTGATGAGGGTGAAGAGAACCTCAGGAGAGTGGGCGGTAGTGATCGAGACTTTAGGGCTTCATGGCGCGGATACAATAAGAGCGAGGCTGATGCTTTCTTCACTCCGGTTAGAGGGATGAAGCACTGATGGCTACTAAGGTCACTCTCAATCTACCCAAGGTTCTATGGACCGCTAAAGATATGGCAGGCCTAGCCGCCAACACACTAGCGGCGATCAAGCTTAGAACTTCAAAGGGGCTAGATGCAGATGGTAAGTCTTTTAAAGGTTACTCGACCAAACCGCTTTATGTCTCCAAGCGTGGCGCTCGACTAGCGCCCAAAGGTGGTGAGCCTTCTAGGACAGGTGAGAGCGTCTTTTATAAAGGTGGATATCGTCAATATAAACACGAGAGCAGAAGACGTGGCGGAGATGATGATAGCGCTGAGGTTGATCTAGTCTTGTCAGGTAACATGATGAATAACTTGGTAGTTAAAGAGGCTACCTCTAATCAGTTCGTGATAGGTCTTACAAAACACGCACAATATGGATATCTCGTCAACGCTGATAGAGAGTTCTTAGGGCTCAGTGATGATGATGTTGAGATACTCGTGAAGGCGGTAGAGATTGAGATAAGGAGTAAGATCAAATGAGCCAAGGTATCTTCTCTGCACTCGCATATCTCGAGGATCAGCTAGAGGCCACGACGCCAAAGACTGATCTACATCATGGGTTTGTCGCTCACTCACGCGCCAACGGCCTCACCACACCTCTTGAGGAGCGCTACAACTCTCAGCGCTACTTCGTTCTGGATCTGGCTGAGATGCCTAGTGATGATGGTGCAGCTGGTTTAAGCGGTAGACGCAGAGCGACCATCAACCTCAGAGTTCGTTATGATATCCCTCAAGATATGACCTATCTATTCAGGCTCATGGCTGAGGATGCTGAGTATTTAATGGTGACCCTTAAAGGCCCTGATTATTCACTAGCCACTACGGGCATCGTCTCGGTGATTCCAGAACCACCAACCTTTGAACCTCTCAACATCGGTGAGCAGGGTATTTATATTCTGACCATTCCCTTCACTCTTCTCTACTTGGAGGCTTAATCATGGCGGTAACACATCGTTCTCTATCGGTGGTTGTCGAGACCTTATTTGGGTCTATCGTTCCATCAACCGGTTTACCTGATAACACTCTCTCTTACGTCTCAATACCCTGCGAGCGTGACCCAATCATCATCCCTGGTGAGCCCGTGGTCAGTGAGCGTCTTGACGCTCGTGATGGCAACTATGTCTTGCCAGCTGAGCCAGATACAGTTTGGTCAGGTGGCTCTCGTGTTCGTAGGCGTACAGGCCAAGTGGTTTGTCGAGTTGACCTCACCACCGTTGGCACGTCTGCTGATACATACGCCGCCAACTATCTTGGCTATCTCCTCGGCGCTGGCCTTAAGACTCAGTTGCCTAGCGTATTGTCTGATACAGTCACAGCGGTAGACGCGAACACATACACCCCTTCATCAGCGCCAACCTCTGCTGATGTTGGTACTCTTATCAGCACCTCGCTCAATGGTCGCGCTGAGTATTCAGCGATCACTGATGATGCAGACGCTTCAAGTGATGTCACCATCTCACCTGCTTTCTCAGCGAGTGGGTACACCTCAGTGAGAGGTCTTCAGACTTGGTACATCCCAGGGCGCACCGCCACAGGTGATCGAGAGCACTCTTTGAGCTTCCGAGTCGATGGCGTCAACTTCCGAAGCTTCGCTTATGGTTGTGTGTTGGAGAGTATGAACATCACTCTCGATAATGGCCGCCTCATGGCTGAGCTCACCTATCAAGCGGCGCTCATTCAGGATGATCACGCTAGCGCTGTCGGGCCTATCGAGCCCGTCTACAACAGCGGAGCTCCTGCGTTCTTCCGTGGTGCTTATGTGGTCGCGTCATCGACTTCACCCACCTCACTCACCAACGCCACTACCGGTGACACCCTCGGGCGATTGGCGCTAGATGCTGAAGACTTCAGCTTAACTCTCACCAATACGCTCACACCTATGGGTCACTCCAATAGTATCCTAGCCATGAGTGACATGGAGATCAGTGACGTTGTAGTTGAGCTCAGCTTGACACTCAGCACAGTGAACACCACTATCAAGGATGACTTCTTCAACCGCACAGTTCGACAGATTCTTGTTGGCACTGGTCCACAGGGTGACGGTCTTGGCTGTGCGATCATGTTGCCCGCAGCTGCTCTCACTGTTGACCCTAACGTCTATGACGTAAGTGGTAACGACATTGTGAGACAACAACTCACCTATTCACAGAGCCGGTTCGGTGGTGATGTGGTAGAGACCAACGCGGCCAACTCACCATTTAGGCTCGGCTTAGGTATCTAATATGGCTCTCTCATTCCTCACCTCATCTGATCAGACCATTGAAGTGGTCATCACCTGCGACTCAGAGATCTCAGCAACTGAAGAGGAGCGCTCAGCGTACCTAGAATCAGCTGATCTCAGCGCGCTTGGTGATGTCGGAAACGCCACCACCTTCACCCTCAAGGCGCTCTCACCTTCCGAGCGTGAAGAGGCAGAGGCGAGAGCAGGTGCTTTGACGAGATCAGAGCTTGGCCGTCTCCTATGGTCAGAGGCTCCCAGCGATCTTAAAGAGCGCGCTCAGTGGCATCATGATTTGAGTGATGATGAGCGTGAGGCGATGAGCGGTTATCAAGCCTATCTCAACCGAGTCTATCACGAGATGATCAAAGCAAGCCTAACCCACATTGATGGAGAAGCAGCGAGCGCTGATCAACTAGACCTGATCAGACCTGAGTCTCACAGAGTGCAAGCGGTGTCAGAGCTCGTCATGCATATTCAGAGGATCAGCCTGTTAGGTGTTGAGGGAA